CTTTAACATCTCCCGACCCTGGCGATCGACAGCTCATCGATGATATGATGAGAAATAGAACATTCCAAAAAGTTCTACAAACTGTACGAAAAGCTGTAGCTGCAACACACTTAGAGAAGTGGTTGGAAACTATTCCTTCTACAAGCGCTTGTTCCACATCATCTAGAAAAGATGGTGGGCAGCAGAATGCAGTTCTTGAATTCGCTGAACAATTAAATGAGCAGCAATTATTAGACTCTGTAGATTTTCTACAGGGTGGGGAATCCCTAAATTCCCTAGAGTCTGATGAGAGCCTTTATGAACAATTGTTCGGTGAGCCCTATACCCCTCTAGAGGTAAAGAATCCTTATGTGTATAATCCTGATGACGATGAGGAAGACGAAGAAGAGTCTACGAATCCTCATGATCAGAATGATTCTGTGATCTTTGATCCAGAGTTCCACTCCATGAAGTGGTACCCCTATATTAAGGAGGAAGGAGGTCAGTCCGTTCGGACGACCTACCAGGCACATGGTTACGATGAGTGGCGGTCTCTTAAACAAGTCGAGAGATTACCTGTCCCTTATCCCCTTAACGCATGTATTCAAGGACTGTCGGAGCCTTTAAAGGTTCGAGTCATCTCCAAAGGAGATGCCGTCCCTTACTACTCCATGAAGTTACTCCAGGAGAGTATGCATGGAATCCTAAGAAAAATGTCTTGTTTTCGATTAATTGGTCGTCCCTTTTTGGAGGATGATCTTTTAGATCTTATTAAGGACCTTAAAGATTTTGAAGACCTGCCGATCTTTCGTTGGTTTTCAATCGATTACAAAGGTGCTACCGATAACTTGTCTTCTTACCTTTCTTCTCTTATTCTCTCCGAGGTCACACAAGACCTCCCGGAGTTTTGGGGAAGTATGGCTAAGTCCGTCCTCGGCTCTCACGATCTTTTCTACCCTGAAATTGAGGTGGAAATGGGTCGTATGAGACAGACAGGAAGAATCCGTAAAAGCAAATTAGGGATGCAAAGAGGTCAGTTGATGGGTTCAATCCTATCCTTTCCTATCCTGTGTTTAGCAAACCTCGCGGTCTATCTCGAGGTGATGAAAAATATTCATCGGGAGTTGGGTTTTTCCCACTCTCAGAAGCTGAACGGCGTCCTAATTAACGGTGACGATATGTTATATTGTGCTCCAGAGTTTCTCTGGGCCAAGCATGTCGATATCGGTAACCGAGTTGGGTTGACAATGTCAGTGGGCAAAGCTTACGTCCACGCAACATATTGTAATATCAATAGTGTTGCTTGTCATATGGGAATTAGTCCAGGTTCTTTACCTAGGCGAATTGACTTCCTCAATGTGGGTCTTCTGTTCGGACGACATAAAGTCCAAACTGAACACGTACTTGGTGAGGATCTTATCGCGCAGTCTACTTTTATTGATTGTGTTGATGAGATTACCCAGGGTTGCTTTCGTAACCCCCATCTCGTTATCCGTGATTACCTTCGTCGTTTCGAGAAGGATATCGCGCAAGAGACATATTGTTGTATGATCTATAAGTCTTCCAAGAGAAAACTTATATACTTCAATCGTAATCTTTTCTTACCTTGTTCTTTAGGTGGGATGGGTTGTCGGGAAATACCTGGCTTCCGTTTTAAGATTACACGGGTACAGAAGAAGCTTGCTTCTTTCTGTGTAGGTAGAGCGGGGGAGAAGGGTCCTATAACAGACTTTAGACCTTTTCCCGGAGTCCAATTAGAGCAGTTGTTAGAGATTCGGAAAACACCTTGGTGTGATCTGAGAACCTCCTCTACGGCTGGGACTACCTTTCGCTTTCTGAGACCTGTTAAAGGGGATTGGAAGCGATTCCGTTACGGTGTCTTTTCTCTTGCGAGAAATAGACATCACCATTAGCCGATCAAATAGACCTAAGCAAGTCTTTAAACTGCTATGGGGTCTTCATTTGTAGACAGCCC